TTATAATGGTACTAATTGGGTAAATGCTACTGAGTCTGGTGACATTACCGCCGTGAGTTCAGGAACAGGAATCACAGTAACCAACGGTACTGGTCCAATTCCTACAATTGCAATTGATACAGCAACTACAGTAGATTTAAATACTGCTCAAACATTAACAAATAAATTGTTATCAGGTAACGTTTTGTTATCTCCAGAAGAGCGTTTCAATGTTACAGCAGTTGCTGCAACGGGAACGGTAAACCTAGATGTGCTAACTGCTGGGGTATATTATTCAACAGCATCTGCTACTGGTAACTGGACATTAAATGTTCGTGGTAGTTCATCAACATCTTTAGATACAATCATGACAACTAATGATTCAATTACAGTAGTAATGTTTGCAACACAAGGTTCTCCTGCATTTTATCAAACTGCTTTAACAATTGATGGAAATGCAATTACTCCAAAATGGCAAAATGGTGTAGCACCTTCTGCTGGTAATGCAAATAGTATTGATATTTATTCATTTACAATTGTAAAGACAGGTTCGGCTACTTTTACAGCCTTTGGATCACAAACAAAGTTTGCTTAAGGAGTTTTAAATGCCTATTATTGGTGGAAGACAAATTGGTGTAAGAGGTTTAGGTTTTCAGGGTGCTGGTAAGCCCAGTGTACCAACATCAGTTTCTGCTACCGACGTAGGAACAGGCCGTGCATTTAATAATGGTGCAGCAGATGTAACTTGGTCAGCGCCTTCTTCAAACGGTGCACCAATTTCTTCATATACTGTTCTATCTTCTCCAGGCGGGTATACAGCAACAACATCTTCTACTTCTGTACAAGTTACAGGATTACAATCAAATACATCATATACATTTACTGTTACTGCTACAAATGCAGTTGGAACATCTGATGCTGGAACTTCAGGTAGCATTACTGCAACAACTGTTCCACAGGCTCCAACCATTGGAACAGCAAGTGGCACTACAGGGACGGTTTCTGTTCCATTTACAGCAGGAGCAACTGGCGGTAAGGCAGTATCTACATTTACTGCAACATCAACAAGTGGCGCAATAGGATCTAGTGCGTCTTCACCAGTTTCAGTTACAGAAACATCGGATGGATCAAGAACATATTCTGTTACAGCAACAAATGCTAATGGAACTTCTCTTGCGTCTGCATCTTCTAACTCTATAACAACAGTAATTCCTTATGTTTTATCACAAACATTTAACGTTTCTGGAAACTACACAGTACCTGCTGGCAAAAGTACACTTGCTATTGCAATTGTTGGCGGCGGAAGTAGCGGAGGTGCAGGTTCAGTTGGAGGCAATTTAACTGGTGGAGCAGGTGGTTCTTCTTCAGGTAAGGCAGTTTTAGTTGGATATGCCGTTTCTCCAAGCACTAACTTTGTAGTCACAGTAGGAGGGGCTGGAGGTAACTCCTCATTTGGAAGTGTTTTAACTACCAGCGGAACTTCAAACCCATCTACAAATGTTGCATATTCTCAATTTTTAACTGCTACTGGCACAAACGGTGGTGCTGGTGCAAATAACTCAGGAAATAACAATGGAACTACTGGTAGTAGTGGCAGCGGTGGTGGTACTTTAAGCCCTTCTGACACTAACGTTGCTGCATTTACTACTGGAGGCTCTGGCGGTGGTGGAGGATCAGGTGGTAGACCACAGCAATCATTTAGTTACATAAATGGTAACGGTGGAGGTGGCGGTTCTGGTTCTGCTGGCGGTGGAAACGGCGGCGGCGGTGGCGGCGGGCAATACAGCAACAACAATCAATCAGGAGTACTTTATAATGGTGGTGGCGGCGGTGCTGCAAATGTTATTGGCGGCGGCGGCGGAGGCGGCGGCGGTGCTGGAGTAAATAACGATGGAGGAAACGCTGGCAGGTCTGGCGGTGCTGGCGGTGCTGGTAGAGCAGGACAAATCCTAGTTTACACTAAGTAAAAGAAAAGGATAATAAATAAATGGCTGAAGTAAATTATGCATTCATCAAGAATGGCGAAGTAGTAAACGTCGCCGTCTTTGAGGAACCAACAGATGCAGAATTATTAGCGCACTTTAAAGATGAGTTCTTACTAGATAGCATAATTCTTGCAACAGAAAAAGCAACGGCTGGTGGAACCTATGACGGGGTTAAATTCTGGCTTCCACAGCCATATCCATCTTGGATTAAAAATCAAGAATTAAATGAATGGCAGTCCCCAGTTCCATACCCTGTAATTGAAGAGGGTAGCGATGAATTTTACGTTTGGGATGAAGATACAACATCTTGGCTCTTGCTTCCACCAGCATAATAGTGTATACTTTTAAGTAGGAGAGCAAATTTTCAGGGGGAAATAATGCAAAGGGATTTAACATATATTCCTGATATAACAACGGCTGAGTGCTTTGCATGTAAAGAAATTTTTAAGTTATACGCAGTGCAAAAAATGGGTATGAATTTTTGTAAAATATGCACCATAAATTATAAATTTATTGAACTAACAACTTTGCCAAATGCTTTAATTAAGGTTGCTAAGTTTGCAGAACAAGAAAATGAAAAAATAGACAATAGGCTTGTTGTAGATATATCTAAACTACTTATAGAATTACAAAAGGAAGATAATGAATAATATTATTAAATTTACAGATACTATGGGTGTCGCTGACGAATACCGCCCAAAGCCAGCAGACAAATTTATTCCAGATTGGTATAAAACCCTAGAATCATATATGAGTGGTGAAAAAAAACCAGATGGAAATGGAATTACAACAGGAACAGCAAAACGCTGTATGCCAATATTTGATGCAATAACAGGTGGGTATATTTTAACTACCTACGTAGATCTTTGGGTAAAGCAAGTACCACAGGTTGCAGAAGGGACTAATATAGATGAAAATACAGATATGTCAAAGTTTCCAACACAGCCATTTTATGAGTGGCCGTCTTATGGGCCAATAGGATTTCATCCAGTAGAGCAGGCACCAAGTCATCCAGGAAAAGGAAAGCATACACTTTCATATCCAAAATGGATTAACCCATGGGCAATTACAACCCCTCCAGGATATTCGGTACTATTTATACAGCCGCTACACAGAGAATCTATTTTTACAATACTTCCTGGAATTGTAGATACAGATCAATATAAGGCTCCAGTCAACTTTCCATTTGTATTAAATGAGGCAGATAAATTTGAGGGTCTAATTCCTGCAGGTACCCCAATGGCTCAGGTAATTCCGTTTAAAAGAGACTCATGGCAAATGGAACTTGGCACACAGGAAGATTTTAATGAGCAGGCCAAAATAACCAGCAAACTACGTACAAAGTTCTTTGATTCCTATAAAACACAGTATAGGCAAGTAAAAGAATATAAGTAGTCTTATGGTATAATTTCTATGAGGAGATAGCAGAAATAACTGCTATAATTTAAACTATGGCAATTACATTTGATTATTCAGGCAAACCAACATATATGTTCCAGGCTGGAGCAACTTCTACTGATGGTGTTTGGTATGCCGTTGGTGCCAAGATTGATACCGCCGCAGGATACGAATGGGCTGGCGCACAAACATTTCTAAATACTGTAACTACTGATGCTACTGTTATTTTAAGAGATGGTTTTAATAATTTTCTAAACCCTGCTGCTCGTGATGCAGCATTAACATCTCCTGCTCAAGGTACTCTTGCTTTTATAAGACAAGATTCTGGTGGATCTCCTCTTAATCAAATTCAATTTTATAATGGATCCGCTTGGGTTGCAAATGATGGAGACATCAATGGTGTAACTGCTGGAACTGGTCTTTCAGGCGGCGGTACATCAGGAACAGTTACTCTTTCTGTTGATACAACAGTAGTAGCAACAACAAGCAATACTCTTACAATGACAGGTAAGACACTTTCTGCTGCAACACTAACTGGAACACTTACTGCAGCATCTACATCTGGAACTGCTGGACAATATTTAGAATCAACTGGAACTGGTGTCCAATGGACGACGGTAACAGGATATTCAGCACCAACACTAGGATCAACAACAGTTACATCTGGTGCAACAATTACAACAATTTCTGGATTAACAGATATTGTTTTAAGTGGTGCTGGAAGTGTGCAGGATGAATTAACTTTACTTTTAATGGATGCATTGTAAAATGTCTTATAATGTAAACATAGTAGTAACTAATGGCTACAAAGGAGAAAAATAATGGCTACAACAACTAAGGCTCTTGCTCGCACAGCAGCAGCCACATCAAGTGCAACCCTATACACGGTGCCCAACTCATCAACAACAACAGTAGTTTCAAACATTGTGTTGTCTAATGCAGCAACATCTGACTCAACAGCAACTATTGCTATTGATGGCGTAACGATTATTCCCGCTGTATCAATCCCAGCCAATTCTGTAGTTGGTTTTGATATGAAGCAGGTTATTCCTGCAAACGCAACACCTAAGACTGTTACAGGTTTTGCATCTACAACCAGTGTTTCTATTCACATCAGCGGAGTGGAGATTTCCTAATGGCAATAGCACTTTATCCTACCCCTAGTACCGCAGCAGGTGGTCCAAATGCTAAAAGTTTTACTGTTCCACTAGCAGATACCTTATATAAAATAACGCTGCCTTTTGCTGCAGGAGGTTATACAGTTACAACAACTCCATCAACTTCAATTGCAACTGTAACTTTTCTTGATTCTTCTAATGCTGTTATTTCACAAAACACAACAAGTAGTGGAACTGTTAGTTTTGCATATTCAACTGATGCTGTTGCTGTAATGGTTTATGTAAATACTGGAGCAAATGTTGTTCTTAAAATTGACAATACATCCACTAATATAAGCGGAAGTGCTGTTTCTGGTGGAACACTAGATACAATTACAACTACATCAACATACAATCAAACTGGACTTCTATATATGCTGGGTTTTGGCGGCGGTGGCGGTGGAGGTAATCAAAGCGGACCCTCTGGCGGCGGCGGCGGTGGCGCTGGATCCTATAGCCTTAGTCTTCTTTATTCAAATGCGGCTACTTCAGTATCAATAGGCAATGGTGGAAATGGTGGCGGCGGCGCAGGCGGATCTACAACCTTTGGAAATGTTTTTACTGCTGCTGGCGGTAATGGTGGTTCTGGAAGTACTGGTGGTACAGGAAGCGCTACTGGCGGTAATGGTGCATATAATGGTGGCAACAGCGGACAAGTTTCTGGTGCTAACTATTTAACACTTGGTAATTTTACAACTGGTGCAGGCGGTGGTGGAGCAGGAAAAAATAGCGGTAATGGTGGTCCTGGTGGCATAGGAAATATAGGAACAGGCGGAAAAGGTTCAGGTCCCGCTGCTGGAAACGCTGCAACTGGACGTGCTTCTGGTGGTGGCGGTCAAGGCGGTGCTGGAGCAGCGAATGCTGGTGCACCTGGTGTTCTTTATGTATTGAGGGGAATCTAATATGTTAAATTTTGCAGTCATTGAAGGTGAAAATATATTAAATACCATTGTTGCAGAATCAAAAGAAATTGCTGAACAAGTTACAGGAAAGCAATGTGTTGAATTTACAACAGAGTTAGCAGAACCAGGCGGTACATATGTTAACGAAATTTTTATTCCACGTAAACCATTTGCAAGTTGGATATTAAATGAAGAAAATCGATGGGAAGCCCCAATTGCTTATCCCGAAGTAGATCCAAATGATCAGAAACACTACACATGGGATGAATTAACAACTTCTTGGGTTCAAGTATAATTAAATAAAAAAAATAACCCCCAAAGGATATTCTCCAATGGGGGTATTTTTTATCCCTTAAATCAAATGATTAGGAAATTTCTTTAACCATTTATTCGTAGCACCGTTTTTCATAGATGACCATGAACTCCAGTCCTTACCGCCTTTTGTCATGTGAAACACGATTTGGGCATTTTTGACTGGGCTAAAGAGTTCAGCATTTAAATCAAGATTGAATTTATCTTTTCTATCTGGACCTAAATTACCGATCATGTTGATCTGGAAGATTCCATATGAGGAGTCTCCCGTCTCAGCATTGCCATTAAATGCAAATGGGCGACCATTAGATTCTGCCTTGGCAACAGCCCAAGCAGTCTTAAGACCTACCCCTTTAAACCCAACAGCCTTCAGTAATTCAACCAACTGGATGTCAGTCAAACTTGTAGCATCCGCATACTTTGCAAGTACTACATCAGTAGTAGGCTTAGAAAGCAAAAAAGCCGCTTTGTCGGCGGCAGGTGCAATCTGAGCGGTATTACTTAGTAAATTGTTCTTTGTAGCATAAGCAGTACTAAAACCATTATTTAATAATGTTAAAGTAAGCAATGTTACAAGAACCCCCGATAGTATTTTGTTGTCTCTCAAGTTTTTCCTCCTAGACTACAAATGCTACTTTGCAGTAGCATACTCTAATTATAGCATCTTTTGGCCTTTTGAGTCAAATATCAGCATAAATTCTTAAAATTATTTCTATTGCAAGTGGTATAATAATAAGACTATGGCTGAAACTCCTGTCTATGACATTCCTTATCCCACGAACTCTTCTCCAGTAGATGTTGCTGGTGATTTACAGGCAATTGCTGAGCGTATTGAAGTAATTCTTCCTACAATTGGATTACCTTATCATACATTAGAAGTTGTAAATAATAGTGGTGTTTCTATTGCTAAGGGTGATCCTGTATACATATCAGGTTTTGGTACCAGCAAACCAAGAATAACAAAATCACAAGCAAGCACTATTGCAACATTTCCAGTAATTGGATTAGCACAATCTGCAATTGGTAATGGTAGTGATGGAGTTGTTGTTATATCAGGTGTATTTACTGACATTAATACTTCTTCGTATGCCGCTGGAGATAGGCTATATGTTGGATCAAGCGGTGGTCTTACAGCAACTCAGCCAATTACTGCTACAACAAATTCTGGAGTAGTTGGAATTGTTGCAAAATCAAATAGCACTACTGGTGTTATTCTTGTAGGATCTTTTAAAGGCAATGGTACGTGGGGATCAATGAAAGCAGGATTAGCATAATGGCACAATATAGAAATCAAACACCTTATCAAATTGGTTCAGAACCACCACAATCTATCTGGACAATTGTTAGAGGAGACACAGCATCCTTTAAGATGTATGTACAAGATGACACTGGTGAGCCACTAGTAATTGAAGACTGGACAATTACAATGGACTTTGCTAGATCAACTACATCTGCTGTTATTTTAACAGTAACTCCAGATGCAGACGAAGACGACGGTCCAGGAGAGTTTACAGTATATCTTGCAAGTGATGAAACAGAACTTTTAGAAACAGATGACGAGTTTGATATTCAGATGGCTAACAGCGGCAATGCAGTTGTTTGGACAGTCTTGCAAGGCAAAGTTTTGATGGTAGAGGATATAACAGGTTAATGGCAAAAGCCACCGTTCTTAATGTTGAGAGCAAAAGGGTGGTTAAGGTTAATCCTACCTGCAAAAATAGAAAGTCTATTGTCCTTTATGAATTACCATTTAAAATAAGAATAACTAATATCAAGGTTCCAGGATACAGTCCTAGCAATGTACCTCCGATTGGCATTGCCATCATCGGATTAAATAACTATATTTTATGATATAATCAATGATATGGCCGTCCTACCAATAAATCAATTAAAAGCAAAGTTTCAAACGGGTGATAGACCTAACGGAGAAGACTTTACTGACCTAATTGATACTACCGCATACAGAGCAGACTCTTTAGGTGGAGATGGAAACAACTCGGTCACAATCAACGGTATTGAATCAGCAACAGTATTTGACACAATAGACACATCCACCTGGAGAACAATTAAGTACATGGTTCAAATGTCCCATGCTGAATCATCTTCATATAGAAGCGCAGAAATAAACATAGTTTTTGATGGTACCAATCAAAATATTACAGAATTTGCCTCTGTTGCTAACACCAATAGCAATGTAGGAAATATCACTGCTAATTTAAATTCTGGTACAATTAGCATGACAGTTACACCAGCACTAAGCCCGATGACCATACGGTTCTACCGTACAGGTTTGAAGGCCTGACCTAAAGGAGAAATAAATGGCTACAGTCGACAAAGCCTTTCGCATTAAAAATGGCCTCGTAGTTGAAGGCGCATCGGCTACCGTAAATGGATCAACAGTCCTTACAGAAGCCTCTACAGAATTTCTACAAGATACCACAGCAGCCATGTTTGATGGCTCTCAGAGCGGTATCTCGTTTTCATATAATGATACATCAGGAAAGATTACTGCAACAGTATCTACAACACCAACATTTGCAGATAGAATTACATTTGAAGGCGCAACACCTGATGATTATGAATTAACTCTTCTTGTTACAGAGCCAACACAAGATGTAACAGTAACCCTACCAAATGCTACAGATACTTTGGTTGGTAGAGCAACAACAGATACTCTTACAAATAAGACTTTAACAACTCCAATAATTTCATCAATTTCAAATACTGGAACTTTAACATTGCCTACAAGTACAGATACTCTTGTTGGTCGGGCTACAACAGACACTCTTACAAACAAGTCTGTTTCTCTTGCTTCAAACACTCTTACTGGTACGCTTGCAGAGTTTAATACCGCACTTGCAGATGCTGATTTTGCAACTATTGCTGGAACAGAAACTCTTACAAACAAGACACTTACTTCTCCAGTAGTTACTGGACTTACACTTAATGATTCAAGCATTGTCTTCGAAGGTTCATCAGCAGATAATCATGAAACTACTCTTACAGTTACAAACCCTACAGAAGACCGTACTATTACGCTTCCAAATGTTAGCGGTACAGTAGTAACAACAGGTGATACAGGTTCTGTTACAAACACAATGCTTGCAGGATCAATTGCAAATGAAAAGTTAACAAACTCTTCTATTACAATTAATGGAAGCGCAATTTCTCTTGGTGGATCAGTAAGCATCACATCAGGCGTATCAAGTGTTTCTGGAACTACCAGCCAAATTGCAGTAAGTGCAACAACTGGAGATATCACACTATCACTTCCAAGTGCAGTAGTATTCCCAGGATCAGTTACTCTTAATGCCGCTCCAACAGAAGATCTTCAAGCAGCAACAAAGGGATACGTAGACTCTGTTGCACAGGGACTAGATATTAAGGCCTCTGTAAAGGCTGCTACAACCGAAAACGGAGCACTTGCTACTGCATTTGACGACGGAAGCGTAATTGACGGTGTAACGCTTGCAACAGGAGATAGAATTCTTATTAAGAACCAAACAGATGCAACAGCAAACGGTATTTATGTAGTTGCAGCATCTGGAGCACCTACTCGTTCAACAGACATGAATGCAGCCGCAGAATTTCCAGGAGCATTTACATTTGTTGAGCAAGGAACTACAAATGCAGATACTGGATACGTATGTACTAACAACTCAGTAGTTGTTGGAACAACTGAAATTACTTTTGCACAGTTCTCTGGTGCAGGATCATATGTTGCAGGTAACGGATTAACACTAACTGGTAACTCATTTAGCATTAATACAACAATTACTGCAGACCTATCAACAGCACAGACATTTACAAACAAAACATTAACAAGCCCAACAATTACAACACCAACCGTAACTGGACTTACATTAAATGACTCAAGTATTGTGTTTGAGGGTTCATCAGCAGATGATCATGAAACAACTCTTACAGTAACAAATCCAACTGCAGACAGAACAATTACATTTAAGGATGATTCTGGAACAGTAGCATTTACAGCAGACATCACATCTGCAATTGATACATTTGGTGGTGCTGTAACTGGCGGTACAGGAATTAGCGCATCATATGCATCAACATCAGATATTCTTACAATTACTAACGTAGGTGTAACAAGCCTTGCTGGAACAGCAGACCAGATCACAGCATCTGCATCTACTGGATCAGTAACACTATCTCTACCACAGTCAATCGCAACAACATCTAGTCCAACATTTGCAGCACTGTCTATCGGTTCTGGTTCATTAACAGCAGGTTCAGTAACACTGACAGATGCTCTTATTGGAACAGCAACAACAAGCGTAAGCACAACAAGTGCAACAGTAGTTGATACATGGTCAGCAACAACATACAGCACAGCAAAGTATATTGTTCAAATGAAGAACGGTGATGACATTGAAGTTCTAGAAGTATTAGTAACTGTAGATGCAAACAATAACGTTTACTTGACAGAGTACGCAGATGTAATCAGCAATGCTCAAATTGGAACAACAGATGCTGACTTCTCAGGTGGTAACGTCCGCTTGTTAGTAACATCTACAAACGGTACTACAGTAAAGGTTCACAAGACGCTTATTGAAGCGTAATGTGGACTGAAGGGACAGTGAACTTCAGTGACGACTAATAATAAAGACTTTGTTGTAAGACAAGGACTTAAGGTTGCCACTGGAGTTACATTCCCTGATAACTCTGTACAGACTACAGCGTTTACTGGAAGTGCAATTACTGTTGGCAGTACATTTCCAGTTAGCCCATCAAATGGTGCAATGCATTTAGATACAAATACAAATAGAATTTATTACTATTATTCTAGTACTTGGTCAGCAATTGCTAATTATGATGATACCGCTTCAGTTACAGATCACAATCACAATGCAGATGGTTTTGTTGAAGATGTTTATACATATCAGGGTAATGGTCCTGTTGGCCCATGGCTTGGAACATCCCTAGATGGTGGCTCACCAGCCACAACATCATTTACAATGGTTATAAGCGGCGGTGGAGCAGCATGACAAGTTCTGCTATAATTAAACATAATACGGAGGTTTGCTGTGTCAGTTAGAATTCAAATGCGTAGGGGTACAACCTCTGAATGGAACTCAGCCGACCCAATTCTTAATGAAGGAGAAATTGGGTATAACTCAACTCTTACTTCTTTTAAAATTGGAGATGGAACATCTCTTTGGTCTGCCCTTGACTACTATCAAGCAGCAGCAGACATTACTCCAAATGAAATTGGTGCAATTGCTTCTACAGAAAAGAATGCAGTAGATGGCGTAGCAATCCTTGATGGAAGCAAAAATGTTGTTACTGCGCTTTCGGTTGTTTTTGAAGGCGCTACTGCAGATGCGTATGAAACATTTCTTACTGTAACAGAGCCAGCATCAGACATAACAATAAATCTTCCAAGTACAGCAGACACCCTAGTTGGTCGTGCAACAACAGACACCCTTACAAATAAGTCAATCTCTGGGGCAACTAATACCCTTTCTAATATTGGAAATGGTTCCCTCACAAACTCTGCTATTACAATCAACGGATCAAGCGTTTCTCTTGGTGGTTCAATCAGTATTGGTGATATTACAGGTGTTACAGCAGGTACAGGATTAAGCGGTGGAGGATCAAGCGGAGATGTAACTTTATCTATAGATACATCCATTACAGCAGATCTTACAACTGCTCAGACATTAACTAACAAAACACTAACAAGTCCATCTGTTGGAACATCTCTTACTACAGCAAGCACATCTTTTAATCTTTTGAATACAACCGCAACAACAGTTAACTTTGCTGGAGCAGCATCTACTATTTCAATTGGTTCGGTAACAAGCACTACAACAATAAATGACAGCCTTATTGTTACTGGAAATTTAACCGTAAATGGAACTACTACAACAATTGATACACAGACACTACAGGTGGAAGACAAAAACATTATTCTTGGATATGGTTCTACCTCAGATGTTGCTGTAGATGGTGGCGGTATAACATTAACTGGTGCAACAAATAAAACCTTTAACTGGGTAGATGCAACAGATGCTTGGACATCTTCTGAACACATGGATCTTGCAGCAGGCAAGTCTTATAAAATTAACAATACAGCAATATCAGCAGCCTTACCAGCCCTTACATGGGGAGAAGTTAAAAATGGTAAGTCTGGACTTGTAATTAGTTAATTACTTTGTAAAATTAAAAGTACTAAACCTTTACTTTATACTTAATGTTTTAAATTAAGCGTAAAAAAATAATATAATGATGTGATATACTTAGACTACTTTACAATATGTAAAGTTCTATTATTATTTTTAGTGAGAGGTTTACAAATTCAATGTCAGATATCTTTTCTTTTCGTTTGTTAGATGATTTTATTGCAAAATACAAGGAGGTTGAGCCTCCTTTTGGCTTTACAGACGCAGGCAATAACTCTTTAGGAGAAATCACTTTCATTCGCACCTATTCTAGAATCAAGGAAGACGGAACAAAAGAAAGATGGCATGAGGTTTGTAAGCGTGTAATTGAGGGTATGTACTCAGTTCAAAAGAACCATGCGAAAGAAAACAGACTTCCTTGGAATGACAACAAGGCTCAGAAGTCTGCACAAGAAGCCTATGAGCGTATGTTCAATCTTAAGTGGACTCCACCAGGTCGTGGCATGTGGACATTTGGTACACACATGACTATGGAAAAGAAGAACTCTGCAGCATTGCAAAACTGTGCAATGGTTTCTACTCGTGATATTGATCGTAATGATCCTGGTGCATTATTTGCATGGGTTATGGATGCATTAATGCTGGGTATTGGAGTTGGATTTGATACCGTCGGTGCTGAGAAAGAATATCCAATTTATGCACCAACAGAGCCAGCCTCTACTTATCAAATTCCAGACACCCGTGAAGGATGGGTTGAATCTGTTAGATTCTTGCTTAATTCCTTTCTACGCCCAAATCAGAGTATTCAGGAGTTTGACTACTCCTTGATCCGTCCTCTAGGTGCCCCTATTAAGGGCTTTGGAGGGGTTGCAAGCGGTCCACAGCCATTGATTGACCTCCATACACGTATTCGTAAAGTTATTGGCGGTAGAGCAGGAGAGAAGTTAGATTCTCGTGCAATTACAGACATTGTAAACCTTATTGGTACATGTGTTGTTTCTGGAAATGTACGTCGTTCTGCTACCCTTGCTTTGGGTGCACCAGGAGACCAAGATTTTATTAATCTAAAAAACTCAGAGGCATTTCCTGAGCGCAACTCATTTGATCCAGAAAATCCAGGTTGGGCATGGATGTCTAATAATTCTATTTCTGCAAACGTAGGAATGGATTATGAAAAATATATAGATTTAATTGTTGACAATGGAGAGCCAGGTTTTATTTGGCTTGATGTTGCCAGGAATTATGGTCGACTAAAAGATCCAGCAGACGGAAAAGACTTCCGTGTAATGGGCTTCAATCCTTGTGCGGAGCAGCCATTGGAATCATACGAACTTTGTACACTTGTAGAAGTGCACTTGAATCGTCATGAAACTAAGGAAGACTTCCTCAAGACATTGAAGTTTGCATATCTTTATGGAAAGACTGTTACCTTGCTTCCAACACATTGGCAACAGACAAACGGTATCATGCAACGTAATCGTCGTATTGGAACATCTCTAACAGGAATTGCATCTTTTGCAGATGAAAGAGGACTTCCAACAACTCGTGAGTGGATGGATGAAGGATATGAAAAGATTCGTCACTATGACCATCAGTATTCAGAGTGGCTATGTGTGCGTGAATCAATTCGTGTAACAACAGTAAAGCCATCAGGCTCCGTGTCAATTCTTTCTGGTGCAACACCTGGAGTTCACTGGGGACCAGGAGGAGAATACTTCCTACGTGCTATTCGTTTTGGTGAAACAGATCCTATGCTTCATTTATTTAAAGCAGCGGGGTATAAGATTGAAAAAGACCTTGTATCAGCAAATACTCAAGTAGTATATTTCCCAGTACATTCAGGACATCCACGTTCTGAGAAAGATGTAACATTATTTGAAAAGATTGCTCTTGCTGCAACTGCTCAAAAGTATTGGTCAGATAATGGTGTTTCTGTTACCCTTTCATTTGACAAAGAAACAGAGTCAAAGCATGTTGCTCCAGCACTTCATATGTATGAGGGCCAACTCAAGGCGGTATCATTTTTACCAATGGGAAATCATACCTATCCTCAACAACCATATACTCAAATTACAAGAAAAGAATATGAAGCATATCTTGGTCAAATTAAGAAGATTAATTGGGATGCAATTTATGATGGAGTTGACAATCTTGAGGCTATGGGCGAGGCCTATTGCACAACAGATGTATGCGAAATAAAACTGTAAAATGCTATAATAAAGGCTAAGGAGTAACATGTCTCAGCCGTCCAATTTATATGCAGAAAAGGTTTATTCAGAGCACCCAACTATCTTGTGGGCATTGGATGACCAGGCTGACTATATTTCTTTAATTACAGAAAACCAAAGAGATATAAGAAATGGCTGGACCATAACTAATGCATCCGTAACCTCTGGTTCTGGAGTAACTGGAGAACCTTTTCCAGATAGTTATACAACACTTGTTGAGGGTGATGTTCCAAGTGGTGCAACAGATACAGTTACGCTAATAAGTCCAGACTTAGTTAATTTCCAAGATTTAAATAGCACCCTTGGATCTTTTTCTATTGGTTCATATTTTTATTCAAATAGTGCATACCTACAATCTGTAGAAATAGGATTTAGATATATAGATACAACTACTTCTTTACCAGTAGAAGATTTAGAATTTTTTACAACTTCCGTTTTTCAATCATGGAGTTTTGTATCTGGAACATTTGATATAGTAGACGAGAACACTGACTTTCAGGTTGTTATAAAATTAAACTATGCAAGTGGTGGCAGTGCTGGAGATTATGATTTCTACATTAATGGAATTACAGCAGGCCAATGGTCTGAAGAATTTAGCACAACTTCTTTAGGAGTTACACCAGTAGCATTTCCATCAAACATTGCATTGTCTGCAACTCAAGCAGTACAGGCAGATCCTTACGGGCTTGCTGGAGAAGTTGGATACTATCTGGTAGACAACAATGCATTGATTGCAAGAAACAGCGGAGTGCCAATGGTATTTGGTGCAAGCAATATTACAAGAATGACTCCTAACTCTAATAACAAACCTTCTTTGATTGTTCCAGGAAAAGGTTTCTTAAATAAGAGTGGCCAGTATAAAGAATATACGGTTGAGTTCTGGACAAGAATTAACTCTAATGCATATGAGCCTAAAAAAATATTTGGTCCAATTTCATCTAATGACGGACTATACGTTGAGTCTGGATTTTTAACACTTGTAATAGGCACCGAGTTTTCTTCTCACTTCGTTGGTGAGTGGTTTAGACCAATGCTTATTCATGTTAGAGTAATTAGAAATAATGCAACGGTATTGTTAAATGGAGAAGAGATTATTAATCTTCCTATTAATACAGATACGCTAGATCTTCCAGAAATTCTAGATGAGTTTGGTGATAGCCAAGACTGGCTAGGTTTTTATGCTTACACAGATGTTACTCCAGTTGAAGTAGACTGTGTTGCAATTTATCCATATTCCGTTGCAATTAATATTGCAAAGCGTAGATGGGTATATGGACAGGGTGTGCTTTCTCCAGAAGGTATTAACTCAGCATATGGTGGAACAGCAGCATTTATAGATTATCCTTTTGCTGACTATACCGCAAACTATAACTATCCAGATTTTGCTCAATGGGAGCAGGGAGCATTTGATAATCTTACAACAACATCAAACTCTTTAACTACCCCACAATATTCTCTTCCAGAAATAAGCCTTGACTCAAAAACCCTTACACAACTGTATGCAGATAACAAAGAAATACAAGATCCTTTAGACTATAACTTTATAACATTTAGACCAAATAATTCCTGGAACTCAGATAGATGCTACTTCAACTTCCCCAACTTTAATATATTAAATGACTCCATACATACAATCTATGGTGTATTTTCATCAGAAGATCTTTTATCAGAGGAAACACTTTTTAAGATTTATAATCCAACTACTGGAAATTATTTTAGTATTAGAAAAGATTTAGATGAAATCCACTATTATCTTTACTTCAATGGCACAGAAGAAGAAATCTTTACAAGCGACATAATTGAGTCTGGATATAAATTTGCAGCAGGTATTGAAATTGAAACGCTTGTTACCACTTTTGGTGGAAATGTTGCCACATTCTTTGGAAATCAAAATGGATTAAAAATGTATGTTGGTGGTGAAGAAGATGCATCTTTACAATTTACTGGAAAAATATACTCAGCAGGACTTGCAACAAACTATAATGCGGTAGAGTTAACGAGTCACTTTGAAGATAATGGAACAGCAATCGTTGATAGTTATTTGGCAACAGGCTCTGCTGAATCAGAAAATGCAATTGCTCTTCTTGAGCACACTGCAAGTTATACTCTTTTACCGCTTCAGGCATACGGTTCCTACTTCCTTGATATTGGTGTTTCTGGTTACTGGGAAGATTACATGCCTCTTTCATATTTTGCACAATTTGTAACTAACGACATTGGCAATAAATTTTATGATCTAGACTTTTTGCAGTTTAATATAGGATATCCATCACCTACAAAGTTAGCGGAATTTGAAACAACCAGTTCTTGGACATATCAAGAACTAAAAGAAGAGTACTCTCATCCAGTACAAAGAACCTATTTACAATTAGATAATAACCTATTTACTGGCTGGAATAACTATGAGGACATGGCTCAAAGAGCAGAAAAGTATTATGAGTATGATACATCAGATGCATCTATTAGAAGTTATATAACTTTTCAGTATATTGAAACAGGTGCCAATGCGCCACAAGAAGATTTTACAACCGTGCTTCCAGCAAGAGAGGGAGCAATTATTGATATGGACGAATACCCAGATTGGCTATCAACAAAGTTTGAAGTAGTAGACAATACTTTAATTTATCCAACAAAGACTGTTGACTTTAATGATCTTGCTTTGGTATATCATCTTGATTTTAATATTCGTGGCATCTTAAAGAAGCCTATTCAGTTAAGAAGACTAGAACTTGCATCTCAAGCATTTAACGACAACTCGTTTAATCCAGTCGGCACTAGATTTGGTATCAACATGTTCCCATATACAAGGTCTGGACTATACTATGACTATAAGGCAAAGAACCCATTTAGCATTTATAAAGGAAGCACTCCATATTTATATCTAAATAGAAGTTCTGGCGTAGAGGTACGTGGAAGTTTTGACCCATTCGTAAGTCGCGGAATGTCAATTCCAGTTAACCAAAATATTGCAGATAATTATAGAATAAGTGCTACGCAAGTTTGGATGCGCTATGACCAAGATGCATTCCCTATTACTCCAACCGAAATCTTTGAGATAAATTACAAGGCAGACACAATTAAGTTTTACATGGTTGCAGATAATCCAGAAGGTACAAGAGCAAGAATATATGCTATGAGCCAAACAACTAATAGTTTATACAATGGCATATCTTATTTCCTAAATGGATCAATCGTAAGAGAGCCAGTATTAACAATCAAAGAATGGGGTGTTCTAGGAATTGCATTTGCAAGTGCTTTAAGTTTTGACCTATACCTTGGCTCTATTAATTTGACTGGTCCTCTTGTATTTAATAATATTGCCTTCTACCAAGCAAATAATCTACAGCAGGTTCAGAGTAATCTTCTTAGACCGTGGCTTAAGGTTCAAACTGACGGTATTACAAGTTTTGACTGGGAATTCTGGCTTAATAGTTTTAATTGGGAAGGAGTTCTTGTTATTTCTGCCTCAGATCTATATGGAGTTCTACCTTCTGACGTTTATAAAACATATATTGGAACAAATAAGATTATTATTGATGATGAAGAGGGCATGGTGTTCGATGCAGAGAAACTTAAGGTCTATAATGACACAACATGGACTATTAGACTCGGAACCCCAGTCTAATCTGGTATACTTTAGTACATGAATCCATTAATTAGTCCAAAAACTGGTAAGCCTATTGTAAGTAATGTCCGTAGACAGGTCATTGAAAAGAAATACAATTGGGGACTTTATGTTTATAAGAAGTCAGATGGCAAATGGTTTACCGACGGAGAAGGCAATATCTTAAACATTGAGTCTACTCGTGGAGATATTCTACAAATTACTAAACTTAAAAATGCTGCAAAGCACTATGGTGATGATGGAGAGGGAGAGGCTGTCTTTGTTCCTGGACTTACCAGAGTTAGCGAAGAAGAGCACTCAGAGCAACTAGATAGAATGATGAATGGACTTATTCCTTCAATGAACGATCTAGGTGCATGGAAAGCAGCCCAAGACACAATGAACAAACATGGAAGAGATGCGTACGAAGCATGAGCGAAGATTACGATTATATTCAAGCAAGTATCAGAACTCAAGAAGAATCTGAAAATCTTTTTAAGTCACAAGATCCGTTTGGAAAAGACTGGACAATACTAAAAGACTATGTTGGCATTGATCAAAACTTCAAGCGCAGAACCTCAAGAACAGTTTCTAAAGCAACATATGCATACAATACAGTAGAGCCTTCAACACAATATCTAAATTCTGCAAATGCAGTTCCTGCTGGAGATGGTGCAGAATCAAAACAGATTAATCCTGGAACGGTATACAGAAATGGATACGGTCTATTTGATGTAATTACACCACCATACAACATGTATGAGTTGGCAAGTTACTATGACACATCTTTTGCAAATCATGCTGCTATTGATGCAAAGGTAGAAAACGTTGTTGGTCTTGGATACCGCTTTGATATTACAGATAGAACAATGTTACGTTTTGAGACAAATGATGATCAGGGTGCTGTAGATCGTGCACGTCGCAGAATTGAAAGAATGAAACTTGAAATGCGTGAGTGGCTAGAGTCTCTTAATGATGATGACTCATTTACAACAAGCATGGAAAAAGTTTATACAGATCTTCAGGCAACTGGAAATGGATTTTTAGAAGTTGGTAGAACAGTAACTGGAGAAATTGGATATATTG